TCATCTGTTAATGTTGCATTATCATTCTCATCAAATTCTATTGAATATCCTCTTAAATATTCCTCGTGTTTAAATTTAAACTCATCCCAATTATCTTCTACAGCCTTCCATAAAGCAAGAGATTTTTCTATGTGAGGAGCCCCTTGTTTTTCTGTAAATGTACCTTTCTCAATTAAAGCTTTTGTAGAACTTACAGTTTTAAGAATGTCTTTTTGAACTTGGTCTTTTAATTTTATATATAATTCCGTTTTGTTAATATTTGGAATAGTAAAAAAGCTTTTATTATCTCTGAAAATATTCTTTAAAGTGAGGTAGGTCATGTTTTGTATAACATCATGTCTTTCCTGACCATTCATTCCAATTATACTAAACTCTGCCCCAGCATTTGCAATAGCTTCTTCTATATCAATCACTCCTTCTTTAGCGAAAGAAAGTGCTGAGTGATATGGAGAATATTGTTTGTAATATCCATTTCCTATTTTAGAGAATAGTTTTTCTGTATTACTTCCAGCCTTATTTCCTGTAAAAAATTCCTTAATAAAACTAACGAGGTCTGCAAATAATTTTAATATAAATGGTCTTCCAGAAGTTGGTTTACCTGGAATTTTTTTATACATTACATAATCTCTAAACTCTTCTGCTAGTTGTTCTTTAGCTTCTTGATTAGTGGCCTCAGAATATTTAACTTCTTTTCCTGTAGGTCTGTCTATAAAAGAACCTTTTCTAGCTTTAAACTCAGCTAATACATTAGCTTGTTCTTCAGCATCAGAAAACATTTTCCATACAGCTTCAAAAACCTCATGGTAAACAGTGCCCACTTCCGCATTCTCATATATGTATATAGCACCGTCTTGAAACATACCCCAAGCTTGTCTACCATTAGTAGCTTGTATTACATTCTTCACTCTATATACAGGAACATTTGGAAAGTTTTCTTTTAACCACTTTTCCACCTTCTGCCAATTCTCTCCCTCAAATTTTTCTATTTCTTTAGCAATTTTCTCTCTAAACACAGGACCATCTTCATCAGAAGATTCCATCATTTGTCTTCTTATTTTGTCAAGATCTGACTCTGTCATTCCTTCAGATGCAATTTCTGTTTTAGCTTCCTCACTTATAATTTCTGCTGCTACAGGAGCTGTTTGTTCAGCCACTTTCTTTTTATATTCTTCTATCTGTGGAGCTAAAGTTTTTACAATTGATCCTGCAAAAGCATCTTTAATTTGTTCTTCTGGTGCGTTAAGATCAGCTATTGCTTTTTCGATACCATCTCCAGACAGTTCTCCTTGAAACACTCCTTTTATAGCATCATATGAAAAATTAATATTATATTTACCTAAAAGGGTAATGTTATTTTTTGCCTCTCCATCAAATGTATAGCCATCAACAACTATTTTAGCTGCTGGTGTAGGAGCTACAGGAGCTGCTGGGGCTGTTGGGGTTAGCACCTTCGGTGTTGTTACCACTGTTTTTGGAATAACAAACTTATCCGCATTATCAGTGATTGTAAAATAAACCCCTTCTCTATTAACATCTTCCTCATTTTTTAAAGGACGAGCTATTGTTGTAAGAGGAATATTCTCTGCATTTCTTTTATTACCATCCGCATCTTTATTAGATAGTAGATAAGATTGGTAGTTAGGCCATGTTTTTATTTCTAAAGATCCATCTTTTTTAACACCAATAATTTCAGAATAAGGTTCATTCCAAGATTTATTTATAATAGTGGCATTAACATTATTATACATGTCCTGTATAAGAGACATTAAATTATCTTGGTTTTCTTGAATGGATAATGGACCAAAAGGAATGTTTCCTCCTTTTCCAGATAAGAATAATTTTAATATTCCATCTGCATCTTTTTCAAACCATATACTGTTATATCCTGGATTCTTTCTGTTACCATCAACCACTTTAGGAACTCCCCAATATACAACAGATTTGAGCCAATCTAATATAACTAAAGAATCTGCTGATTTAGCATTACCATCTTTTTCTACATTTCTAGAAAGTCTTAAAATCATATTATATATTAAAGAAGCTTCTTTCTCATTAAACTTTCTATTGTTTAGTTTAACAAGACCATTTGCTGTCTTTAATAATGGTCTACCTTTAGCATTAGTAAATGTAACGCTACCATTTTCTTCCGCACCTTCTGTAGTACGAAGAACAATTACATTATTGTTTTCTAATCCTTTTGGAACAAGTCCAGCCTCTTCTACAGAGTTTTTAGCTCGGTAGTTAGTCTGTTCAACTCCTTTATCATCTGTATATTTTTCATTTTGTAAAATACCAAATGAAGCGTCTATTCTATATTGTACAAGGTCAACAGTTGATAATATACCATCTCTCCATGTTTTATACTGCTCTATTAATGCCTTTTTAACATTATCTGGAGTGGTACTTCTAAACATAGAAGATGGCTTACCACTCTTACTATATTCAGCACTCCATTCTAATCCCTCATCAGGCATCACCTGATATATTGCATTATCTAATTTATCTACTCCTTCAGGAATAACTTCTCCATTAACATCAACAAGTTCTCCATCTGTATTAACCATAACAAGAGCTATCACTCCTGCTTTTTGCTCTGGTGTGCCTTCTCCAAAAAGTCTATCTATTAATCCAGGTATAAGACTAGCTTGGTTGTTAATTGTAACTAATACACCACGGATATTTGCTTTATTAGGAAGAGTGGGGAAATTGTTACCAAACTTATTAGCTCTTATATGATGAGGCTTGTCTGACTTTGAAGGCACCTTTGTACTAGTGACAATAGAAATGTCATCCTTTTTAGCATCAGGCTCATAAGTTTCATCATACTGAAGAGTTTGTTGATCAGCTACCATTGTTCCTAAAATAGCTTGTTTAAACTCTTCATTTTTAGCCAGTCTAGCTTCCTGTTCTTTTTGTTGTTTATGTTTTTTAGCTACTTCCTCAAATGTATTTAAAATTAATTCTTTTGCTTTAATTTCTTTTTCTACCTCTTTAAGCTGATTTTGTAACCCCTCCATTTCTTTCCTAAGTTCTTCTAAAGATCTTTCATTAGGAATGACGTCAAGTTCATCTATATCAGCAATATCTCTTTCAAATTCAGAAAGATCTGATAATAGATTTGGGTTTGCCTGTAAGTAAGATTGATAATCTGGATAGACACCTTTAGCAGAAAGATCTTTATTTAAAAACTCTACAAGTCCTAATGGTGTATATGGAAGATTTGGATATTTTGCTTCAAACTTTTTAATAAGATCTAATGCAAAATCAACAGCTGTTTTTAATGCACCGTCCACTTGATCCATTAATTTAGACAAAGCATTAATTTGTTTTCCTACACTTTCTTGTAATAGGTTTAAATTTAAAGCTTGCTCATTAAGATCTTCTAATAAATCTTTTCCTTCCTCAGGAAACTCATCAATATTTTGAGCCATATCAGCTACATAAGACTGATTAAACTCTATCTCATCTCTTTCAGCTTCTAATGCTTCTATTTCTAAACGAAGGTCTTCCTTCATTCTAGAAAGTCTATTAGCAGCTTTAATTGCTTTATTTGTAGAAGATTTAAAATTGTTTTTCTTAGTGATAGCACCACTACTAATTTTTTCTTCTAATACTTTCATCTCCTCAACAATCCTATCCACTTGCTCTTTTTTCTGAGCAATAAGTGTATTAGTTTTGTCTAGCTTAGCAGAAAGATTGTCAAATAAATTAGTAAGTATTTCAAGTCTACTAGCTCTTCTTGCTTCTATTCTTGCGTCTCTTTCAGCAGCAAACTCTTCTTCTGATTTTTGTTGAACAGCTGTAAGAGTACCAAAAGCTTTTATCATTCCATGTTGGTAGCCTTCTTTAGCTTTAAAGTCTTGTCCTACAATTTCTTTTGTTCTTATTTTTCCTTTTGCATCTTTGTATACAAATAATAAAATTCCTTCTTTAGGAGAATATTGAAGTCTTCCTTTTGCAGGCTGTCCATTCACTTTAATACCGTAATGTTCATATACGGTATTAATATTATCCATGTAAAACTTAGCTTTTTTATTTTTTTCTGTATCACTCACCTTCCCCAACTTATAACTAGCCAGTTCTTCCTTAGATATATTTTTAATAATTCCTGTAGACCCTTTTATTCTTATTGTGCCATCCTCATTTTCACCAAGAATTGTTAACTTAGGAAAGTTATGAACTTCTTTACCATCTTTACTATAAGAGACAACACTACCTAAATAATACTCTGTACCCACTTCAATATCTTCTTCCCCATCTTTTGTCTTAATTTTAACAATCTGCTTTTCTTTAATTTTTGTATCAGGAGCAAATTCTTCTTCTTCCTCTTCTGTATATTTCTCTGGATTGTTTTTAATATCATTATATTCATCTAAAAACTTAGCTCTACGTGCAGATAATTCAGCCACATCTTCTAAAGCTATTTTAAGATCTGCCACTTTTTCTGGTAATAAATTTTTACCAAGAGCATCAATTTCTGCCATAGCAGCATTAAAAGAATCACTACTTCCAGCTACAACATCATTAATAACTGTATCAACATCTATATTTATAGCCTCCAAAGAACCAGATAGTTGTGGTATTCTTTTATCATAATCTGCCACTTTAGTAGCAGCATAAATCATTTTATTTATTGTCTCTGGAGAGTATACAGGTTTACCATCTTTGGTGATAAGATTACCATATCTTAAATTAATAGATTGGTATAAAGATTTTATGCTATCAGCAGTTTGTTCAAGATTTTCTATTCTCTGTAAATATTGCTCTCTAGTGTCTCCCTCTAATGCTTTACCCTCCGCCTTTAATTGTGCAAATCCTTCTTCAGTCATTGCTAATTTTCTATAATCTTCTATGTCAGAACGAACAAGATCCATTCTGCCATATTTAATTCTAGGTGTTAGGTAGTTGATAATATAATCTTGTTCAAGATCTTTACTCTCTAAAACATCTCCTTGTCTTAAAGCTTTTTCTCTATCCTCTTGAATAGCAGTGCCTCTATTAACAGCAGATATTGTTTCCTTTGTAAAATCAGAGAATTTCCATTCATTGGCTTTTTTAATAAATTCTGCTGTATCTTTTGCTTTTTCTCTACTCTCTTGTATTTTCCCTTTAGCCATCATTAAGGCCCCAGATAAACCACCAATAAGGACATTTTCCATTCCCTCGTTAGTAGTGAGGGTTTGTTTAACTCCTTCTTTAAGACTATCAATAAAATCAGCTGAAGCTCCTCTGTATTTTTTATTATAATAATCTTGTGTGCCTGATTGAATAGCAAATTGTGCGCCTTCTTCAAAAGCTTCAGATATAGAAAATGTGTAAGGCCTTATATTATTTAATGTAGATAAAACTCTGTTTTTAAAGAATGAAGGGGCCTTTACTAAATTACCAGCAGCATCTTTAGTAACATCTGCCACTTCTTTTGTAAGACCATTAACAATCCCTTTTTCAGCCTTATACGAAGCTCCTAGTATTTTAGGAAACTGAATATAGTTAGTAGCTGTTAATAGAGCAGTGTTAAGAAGGAAAGAAGATGTACCTACATTTTCTGCCTCATTATTAATTTTTTCAAGATCTTCACCTGTTGGAGCAAGTCCAAAGTTTTGTGCTTTATATTCCTCTATTTTCTTTTTTCTAAATTCATTAGAATTATTATAAGCTTCAAATCCTGCCTCTCCTGTTGTAGCAAGTCCTGCAACAACAGCTCTACCACCAGCATTAAGACTATTATATGTAGATAGGTATTTATCAGAAATACTTTTTATCTTACCAAACATGCTAGCTCCTTTATCAGCAGCAAGAAGAGCCTCTTCTGTAGCCACTAAAGCTTCTGCAGATTTACCTGCTGCAAATAGTTTTGATGTAAGAGGAAGAGCTTTTAAAACAGAAGCATACACACCTCCAGATAAAGCAGCTCCTGCTGAAAATCCCATATTTTTAATAATGCCATCCCAGAAGAAATTAGCTGTAAACCATTTCTTAGGAGAGTACCAATCTGCGTCTTTTTCTTCTTTTGTATAATAGTTAGCCCATTTATCTTCAAGATCTTGATTAAATTCATCTAGACTTCTATTAAAATCATTATCATAAAATGATGAAAACTTTCCTGTTTGGGCCCAATTAGCCACACCATTAACCAATCCAGCTGTAGACTGTAAAAATGTGGTTCCTGTTAAAGCAAGTCCTTTGCCTACACCATTAATCATTTTGTTTGTCCAAGCTTGTCCTTGGGCATATAACTCTTCATTATCAACATTCCTAAATGTTTTAGGGTATCTCTTGGAAGTTTCTTGGGTGGAATAAGCATATTTGCTTGTATCTTCCATACCGAAAGCTTCCATTCTAGCTCTCTGAAGATCTTCTAAAGGATTGTTTCTATTCTCTCCACCAGACCCACTAGGTCCCACTCCTTGAGGAATACCCTCATCCAATCTAGCTAGACCTTCATTTTTAATATTATTTGCCCAATCTAAGAAGTTTTGATCACTCATTTTTTAAAGTTTAATCCACTAAGTGTTTTAATTGTTTGAAGTCTACCTGGAGTTAAGCTATTTATAAAAGACTGTGCTGCATCAGCAGATGGATATGCAACAGGGTATATATCTCCTGGATTTTTATCAGCAATACCTCTTACATTACCTTCTCCATCTTTTATATAAAAGTAAATATTATGTTGACCAAGATCATTAACTTTTATATCTGCTCCTAAAATATCTGTTTCTTGTCTTTGATGAAAGAATGATGGTGGATAATAAGCACCTGTATATGCAACAGGGTTGTTTGGATCTCCTGTTATAGAATTTGTTGTTCTGTTGTTTTCACTCCATGCAATTTTTCTATTAACATCTGAAACAGGGGCAGGAAGATTAATAACTGCTCCTTTTATATAATTTGCTGATCTTTTATCAATAGGTAATTGTTGTACTAAAGTGTTTCCATCATAAAGGTCTAATGTAAAAGTTTCTCCATAACTTCCAGGAGTTCCTCTATCAACACCAATAGAAACATTATACTTGTCTCTATCTTTTCCTGCTAAAAAGTTAGTAAATTTGTCAACATCTATTGTTCCTTTATAATTATCAATCACTTCATTAAGTCGTTGATTGACAGATTTAATTTGGGGCTCCTTAGCATCCTCAGGATATAACGAAACAACTAGAGGCTCATTGCCTAACATTTTTTGTTTTAACACTTTTGCTTTAGCAGATAAAACATTTTGACCTACACTAGATGTAATTAATTTACTAGTATTAAAAATCCTTTCTATCCCTTCTTCACTAACCCCCGCATCTTTTGCATAAAGTCTAACAACAGGAGAACCAATTAAACCAGGTATTCTATACGCTTGGCTACCAAATTTTTTTTCTAATTCTTCTTTAGCCTGTTTAGCAAATGCAGAATATTCCTGATTTTTTAAAAAATCATTATTATAAACCAAACTAGCATTAAGAATATCTTTAGGTGTTATTTGAAAATTAAAATGTTTTTTCTCTTGAAAAGGCATCCTAGTTCCTCCTAATAAAACATCATCTTCACTTAATGATATATTAAAAGAAGGTAGGCCTTTCCCTAATTTAGTAAAATCTAAATTTTCTCCAGAACCTGCACTTAAAACATCGGGATGTTTATTCAAGTCTTTCACTTCATTTGAATAATCACTTAAAGCTCTTTGATTAGCTTCTGCTACAGGTAATTGTGTAAGAAGAGGTGTATAATATGGATTTTTGGGATTTTTTTGAATATCATCTTTAGCCCTATCATAAGTCCTATCTATATATCCAGGAGCATTTTTTTCCCACTCAGTAATATTTTTTCTTATATCTTCATCAGAAACAGATTTACCATTTGCAAAATTTATTGCTTTAACATAATTAAAGACAAATTGATCTTTTGTTTTCTTAGCACTTTCTTCTATTTTTTGTCCTTTTTCTATCCAATTAGAAAAAACTTCTACATCATTTAATGATTTTGTTAAATAGTCTGAACCAGGGGTTAAAGGTTTATCTGGATTATTAGGATCGTTTTTCCATTTTTCTTTATCTAAAGCAAGTTGTTGTTTAGAAATATCTATTCTAGACCATCCCTGTTTAATATTTTGTTGGTCTGCCCACCAATCTCTTTCATCTTTAATACGTTGTCTTTCAGCTTTCCAAGGAGCACTTTCAACATATTTTCTACTTATTGTTTCTGTTGTATAAGCTTCTGTGAATTTATTTTTTAATCCTTGTTCGTACACTAATGATTTCCATGTATCAAGATCACCCACTTGTCTGGCTCTCTGTATTTTTTCATCGCCATATTGTTTTAAAGTGGAAATATCATTATCTGTTTTGTCTATAAGACTTTGTATTAATTTTTTCTTTTCAGGATCTGTTTCAGAAGCTCCTTTAGATAGAAGATCTAATCTCTTAGATTCTAAAATAGAAACTCCTTTGTTCTTTTCTTCCTCATATTGGCGAACAAAATCATCTAATTTATTATATCCTCTATAATTATAAACACCACGCATAGCCATTTCTTGCTTAGCTTCTGGTCTACTCAAAACAGTGTCAATAGCTGCAGCAATTTTTTCACTGAACTTCCCTTGTTTTATTTCTTCTACAGCATATTCAGAAAGTATAGGAGCTCCTGCTTTATCGTATAATATTTTACCAGCAGGATCTGTTTTAAATACCTGCTGTGCTTCATATTTACTATCCCCTACAGCCTTTACAGCCTCTATAAGATTTTTTTCAATATCCCAAGAAGGTGTATATTGCCCTGAAAATTTTATTGGTTTTCCAGACTGATCTTTTAAATTGGGGTTTGATAAATAAGCATTCCTTTTAAGGTCATAATAATATCTTGCTTGTGGGGTTAGTTTACCAGCTTTTTCATCAGCTTCCATTTGTTTGTTCTGTTCTCTGTCATTAGCTGTTGAATATACAGCTGCTTGAACAAATGGATCTTTAACAATTTGTGTAGCCATTCCCCCTACAGAATTAACCAATTGTTGGTTAGAAAAATCCCCCGAAGCTACGGTTCTTAATTTTCCACCAAGTTCATTTAACTTAGACTTTAAATGTTCTTTATCTACATCCCTAGAAACGTCCATACCAGCAATATTATCAATATATCCCTGGATTTTTTGTACTCCTTGGTCATATTGTTGCTGTTTAGCCATGCCCACTTTAACCATAGCATCAACAGGAAGTTGTTGCACATAGGGGTTAAATGGTTGTATCTGTGTATCGGTAAATGAGGCCATATTATAAGAATTAACAAAAGTAATTTAAAATATTTTATATACCAAAAGATATAACAGTTTTTATTAATCTGGTATAATCGAATTAATTATAGGTTTTTAATAGCTTTTACAATAGATCCATTTCTAGATTTTATTTTAGCCCCATATTTCCCAGTGTCCTCTTTTGAAGATTTTTTAGTGTCCACAGTAGTGGGTCTAGCAAAAGGGTTTCCTTCTAAATTAAACTGTGCAGGATCATTGTAATTAATAGCCTGCCCTTTAGGTCCAAATCTATAATTATATAGATTTTCGTATATGCCTAATGTTTTGTTTTCTAATCTGTTTTTAGCCATTTTGTCAGAAATAGAACTAAGAGCTGCTTGAGCTTGTTGTTTTGTATTTGTTTTTGCTTGAGCTTGTCTAGTGTATTGTTGATCGTAAAGAGTTAGATTTTTTAACTGAGCATCATTTAGTGTTCCTCTGTTCCTATTATAAACACCTGCTCTTTCCGCTTGGTTCATTCTAAATTGATTGCCTAATACACCAGAATTAGCTCCGTATTTTTGAGCAGCTAAAGCTGATAGAGCAGCTGGATTATTTCTCACTGTCCTTTGAATTGCATTAAAATCTGCTTGATTAGCATTTAATTGATCCTGTAGAGAAATATCAAATGGTTGTTCTAGTAGTGGTTTGTAAGACTGGGCCTGAACAGGTTCTAATTGATTTGTTGCTAAAGCATATTGCTCTGCCATTAATTGAGAAGGATCTAATGGTTCTTGGTCTGTTGGTCTAAACAAAGGATTTAAATTAGATATTGCTGACTCTGCCAACCCTCTCCAGTTAAATTTTCCTTTTTGCTTTTCTTCAGGAACTGCTTTTCTAAAATCTATTGGTCCTCCTTTTGGTTCAAACCCTCCTAATGTTGGTCTTTGTCTATCAATAATAGTTTCTGCAGGAGTTCTTTTTATATCAATAAGATCGTTCATTATTTTATGATATGGGCCCACTTTCTTATCAGTAGCCAATCTCATAGCAATATTCTTTTTTTCCTCAAAAGTTTTGCCTTTTTTCAAAGCATTTTTTACATCCTCTGCATCTTGTCCACCATAGTTTTCTAAACGAGAAATAAGATCTCTAGCTTTAGTAGGGTTGTTAAAAGCTTCTTTTACTTTAGGAATCCATTTAGAAGAATAACTATCTTTATTCCAAAGCTCATTTCCAGAAACAGGCATTGCATTATAATCAATATATCCTGGTTGTTTTGCTCTTATTAAAAACTCTTCTGTACCATCTTGAGCTGTCTGTAGTTTAGCTCCAAACTTAGCTTTTTTAATTTGTCCTTTAGCAAGAGCATCAGACTCCAGTCCTAATTCTTCTGCTGTATCAAGAATTGCATTTTGCACTTGAGCTGCTGTTTGTTTTTTCTGAGCTATATTTTTTAATTTCATATCTGCACCAATTAAATTTGCTTGTAAAGCATTCATTTCTAATCCGTCAAAAGGAGTGTAAACATCTAAATTGTTCACTCTTTCTGTAGACTTATCTATAATTTTATTTTGTTTAGCTTCTGTTTTGGAAATATCATTAATGTAATTCTTAAACTTCTTCCCTTTAGCTTTTGGATCTTGTAAAGCTTCTACACCATATTTAGGGATTTGCATATTTCCATATACCACCATGCTTTGTTCACCACCATCTTCCATCTTAATAGCTGGTTCACCTCTTTCCACTTCTACAGGGTTATCGCCATATGTCACCCCTATACCAGATTGTCCTTTTCCATTTGTTTCCTCATGTGATTGTCCTCTGAACATCACAGTTTCTCCTGTTCCAGGGAGATATGGATTTTGAGAAATGGGTTCTGCATACCCACCCCAATGGGTTTGAAGCTCACCTCCCATTTGAAACTGATCTTGAGGGAATGTATAATTTTGTGTAATATGTCCTCCAGAGCGTAATGTATTCATTGTTCTATCTGGAGCAAAAAGATCTTTAACATCATATTCACCAAATTTAGCTAAGACTTGTGGTTGCCAATCATTTGATACATATCCTCCATCTTCCATGAAAGAAGAATATTGGTTTTGAATATTTTGTCCTGTTTGTTGGTAAGCAGCTCTTAGTGTATTATCTTCAGCTTGTTTTTGAAATCCTCTAAGTTTTTCTGCATCTTGTGCTCCACCTAAAGCATTTCCAGCAACACCTCCTAAAAGTCCCCCCACCATTCCACCAACGGGCCCAAAAAACGCTGTTCCTATTGCAGATCCTACACCTTTACCTATAGAAGCTTGGCCAGAACTTTGGAAATAATCTCCAAACTCTGCTGTAGGAATATGTCCACCATGTCTAAATTGTTTTACATCTGTATCATTTAAAGGCTCATATCCAAGATCATCATAAAGAGTACCAGGATTGTACATGTTTTGTATCTCTGTTTGGTTACCACCAATTTGTGCACCAAACTCAGCCGCTAAGAAATTACTTCCGCCACCATAACTAGGAGCCATTTGTTCTGGTTGTAAAATAGTATCTTCAGGTCTAACATATTTACGTCTCACTTTTTCTGGACGCATTTCAGCAGCTTGTGCTGTAAGACCTGTCACTTGAGCATATTGATCAGCTTTTTTAATATTTTGTTTCTGCTGTTTCATTTCACCAAAACCTTTCATTATATCTCCTGCAGAATCAACAAGGCCAAGCCCTGCTGCACCAAGCCCTTTTGCAAATCCTGCGCCACCTTTTCCTAAAGCTCCTGCAGGTCCTACATTCATAATTTTTCCAGCTGTTCCAGATCCTCCAAAAAGATCTAATGCTTGACTACCCAATTGATTACCACTCATTCCACCAAAATTTCCAGACCCTCCTGTAAATATACTACCAAGTCCACCTAGAATATTTCCTATTTGACCTGCTTGTTGATTATCAGTTCCTCCTTTAGCTCCTAATAAAGAACTTCCTATACCTGTTAAGGCATTCATTCCCATTTGGGCTTTTTTTATTTTCTTACCTGTTTTAGCCTTGGCCATATCATTATAATTTGTAAAGTTTGTTAATTGGTCTAATTTTTTTAGTTGACCTCTGTCTTGAATAGATCCACCGTCTTCCATTTTCTTTTTAGAATTCTTTTGTATAAATTCTTTTCCATAATAAGGAACACCCATTCTTCCATAATCTTCTGGTTTAATAAATACAGTGTCTCCTTGAGGTGTTTCATATCCAACAAAAGCTCCAGGACCATTAGCATAAGGTGTTGAGGCATATACAGGAGTTCCTTGATTATAATTAGTTTGGGGAGTAGAAATTGTTGATTGAACAACTGGTAAAGACTCTTGTTTAGTTTCTTCCTTTTTAATGTCTTTTTTTGGTTCAGATTTTTTATAGATAATAGGTTGTAATGGTTTTTTATAGATTAAGTTAGGGTCTTCTCTTTGAGGATATATCATATTTGTAGGATATATACCAGTATTCAATGATTTGTTTAAAAGATTAACTCTTTCTTTAAAGTTCTTAGGAGAACCATATGAATACCCAGACATCTCCTTAGTACTATTTATAGCTTCTATTATATCTTTTTTAGAGACTTTTGTCTTTCCCCAATTTTTATCAGGTTTATAATCTTTTACATCATACTCATCACTATTATACTCAACAAAAGCTTTTTTACCTCTATTATATAGATTTAAACTATCAGTATAAGCTCTAAGTCTTGAATCATTAGGATTGTCTGTAAATATAGGAGTGCGACCTCCTTTTTGCATCATTGGATATTCTATTACAGAATCTCCTTCATATACATAATCTTGGTTTGGATACATCATTTGTGTATCTCCTGTATTGCTTACACCTAAAACAGGATAGTTTACACCTTGCATGGTTATTTCATTGGAAGGTATTTCTGTTATTTTTCCTGGATGAGCCCATTGTCCTCTTGGGTCTTTTATTATTTTAGAGCCTTTCTTGCTTATAGTTTTTGGTCTGAAATCAAGACCTTCTTGATAGAATTTCATTTCCTTACCATTCTGCGCACTAGCTTTTGTTTTCTTAGCATAAGGACCATTACTAGGAGCAGGACTATTTGTACGTGCATACATCATTCCTACAGAACCAGGAAGATTGCCACCCATTTGAAACTGTCCCCCCCATGCAGGAGAATAATTACGTCCAATAGTGTTATACCCATCTCCTACAAAATTTGGAGATAGGTTAATAGAATAATCGTTATAGTTTAACTCTTTATCCTTTTTTACTTTCTTTTGTATAGGTTTCTTTGCCATTATTTATAACTAATTTGAGCAGGTGCCACAATAAATTGAGAGATTAAATGAGCATCAGCTCTATCATCTAATATATGTCTTATTTTTAATTCTTTAGCTCTTAATGGTTCCTTTTTAAAGCTTCTCTTAGAATAGTCCATATTAGGTTGGTTAATTATTTTATCCACTGATAAAGACTCACATCCTGTTGAGAACAAAGGTATAGATTTATTCTTCACTAAAGACCAAAATGTATTGTATTGGTAGAAGTTATCAGACTTAGTAAAAGTTATAGTTTTACTTTCTGCATTATATAAAGGATATTTTAAATACTCTTTTAAGTTGTTTTTTGGTTTAGGCACTAGTTCTAAAAGTCCTGTGCTCTGTTGACCATTGTATAAAACAGCTTTATTAAAATAAATATTGTTTATTTCTATTTTAGCATTGTTATTAAACACCCCATCTGGAATAGGAAGATATTGATACACTTTTGTATAATCCTTAACATTCTGTAATATCTCATCTTGAAATTGATAAGAAAATGGATATTCAATTACATACGGTTGTATATCTCCGTAGTAAATATTATAAATTAATGTATTAGTTAAATGTCTCCATAAAGAAGCTGTGTTTGTATTTGTAAATTTTATATTAGCCACCTCATCCAAATAAAGCTGTTTAACAGGAATATTAATTCTTGCTTTACATTTTCCTGTGGATTGTATTACAATAACAGTAACAGCATCATCAACACTTGCTGGAAACCCTGCAATAAGATTGTCCTTAGAAACATCAGTTCCCAATACATTCCCATAGTTATCTGAGATTGTAAAAGGACCTGTTCTAGTACCAGCCTTTGTTAATTTTATGAGTATTGTTTTAGACATTTATATATATTAAACTTTTATTTAAATTAAGGGGCAACATTTAAATGTAAGACTGCCACTCTTTGTCTAGTTTGTCCGTTAAACTGTGTAAAAGAACCTACAACGTACACTAAATTCTGTGCTTCATTTATTTTTATACTCCTAACAAAAGTTGAAGAATCTGTGTAAAATCCAGTGGAAATAGGCCAAGAGTTATCATATGTTCCGTTTGAATTTATTTTTACAATTCCTCCAGAAGTGTTGCCATTGTAACTTGTAAACTTACCTCCTATAACTATTTTACCATTAGACTCCCCACTTAATGCATATCCTAAATTAGAAGTGGATAGATAAGAACCAAATCCAGATCCAGCATTAGTTTTAAATGTATTATTAATTGTGTTATCTGTATTAATTTTAACAGGAACAATCCAATAATTTGGGGAGCCAGTATTATTTTCTCCTACCGTTATCACTGAATTATCAATAGTTTGATGTGTAACTGTTGGGTAAGCACTTGTACTAGGGTCTAAATTATAATTCACTATAAAACTTCCTGTGGAACTTATCTTAAATATTTTTGATATTACTGTTCCATTATAGTTATTAATATTGGCCCCAGTAATTATAATATCTCCATTATTTAAAACTTCTACTGAACCAGCCTCGTTATTAATCCCAGTGCCTGTTACTAAAGTGGTATCTATACCTCCATTTGTATCCACTCTAACAATACGATTGGCAGAAGAACCATTATAATTAGTAAATGCTCCTACTATTACTATTTTACCGTCAGTTTGAATATCAATATCTCTCACTTGTCCTGTAAATCCTGTACCATATACAAAAGAAGAATCTATTGTACCGTCAGAATTTAATCTAATTATACTATTGGCAACAGTACCATTATAACTTGTAAAAGCTCCTCCAACTAAAATTTTATTATCTGATTGTATTTTAACTTTATACACTCTTCCATTAAATCCACTTGTTAATCCAGTGAATGTTGGGTCAGGAACCCCTGAAGAATTAAATCTAATTATTCTATTATATGTAACACCATTGTAAGCAGTGAAATCTCCACCAACAACATAATTATTATTAGAATCATAATCCACTGTCCATGCGTCATTATTTAATCCTGTACCACTGTTAAAACTAGTGAGTATTTCAGCTGGTAATGTAGTGGTAGTAGTTGTAGTGCAACTTCCTTCACCATCTATTACAGTGTCTGGGCCAACATGCCAGCAAGTAGTTCCGTCATATATCCATTTATTATTAAATAGCAATACAGGAAATTCTAATGCTGGATCATAATAAACTGTACATCCTATTCCAAAACTACTTCCACAACTACTATAAACAGTTAATGATGAACCATAACATCCAGGATCTGGAATACAACCTTCATTATATCCAGCTATTGCTTCACAACAAGTGTCCTGTCCACCATAACCAACACAAATACAGTTACTAAGATCTGTTACAACCACTGAAGTAGTTGCTGCAACTGTATAAACACCGCTTAATACAGTGGTTACAGGAGCTGCTGTAGCTGTTATTATTGAAAAATCAGTAATTGTTCCACCGCTAACATTTGTAGATATACCATCAACTGTTATTGTAATAGTTGAACTATCAACAGGAACATTAAAACCCCTAAAATTTGAAGTATTCCACGCAGTGAATGTAGTATTCTCTTTCACTGCTAAACTACCACTTGATGGTGTATCAACATCTAAAGTTTGAAGGTTACCACTAACATCTGTGTAATCTATGTATAAACGACCATCAACAAAATATTCCCCTGCTAAATCTGCTTCAGATAAAGACCAATTTATTGTAGAAGGAGGAGGACATGTAAAGAAATTATACAACATTCCTTCTGGTCCAATTAAATAATAATTTGTACCATCGCTATAATATAATGTACCACCGTTAAAAGGAATTGTACATGCTGGATCAGTATAAAAAATAGTGAGATCTACTGTTAAACTAGATGTAGTGGTATAATATGTTGTTGTTGGGCCTTCAGGATATAAAGAACAAGCTTCAAACTCTGTTCCACCTGAAGGTCCTAATACTACAGGATAGTTACTACAATTAATTTCTATAGATTTTACCGTTATGTTAGAAGGATTGTTATGGTCTCTAACAGCAATATACCAAGTTCCATTATCCACCTCATCGTTTTGTAAATGAGTGACATTAAGACTAAACACTCCATTTATTGCTCCACTTTCACTAGAATAAGGGAAAGAGTTTATATCATATTCTCCACTACCGCCAGTAATATATCCTTCTGGATAAACTCCTGTAGGGCCCACTGAGATTCTTCCACAACCATTTCCTACACATATACAAGTGTAAACAAAAGAAAAATCAATTGGTATTGGAACTGTTGTAGTAGTAGTGGTTGTAGGAGGAAGTTCTTCAAAAGCAAGAGCTTCAAGATCGCATCCTCCATTTATTCCTGAATAAAAGAAATTATTTTCTGCTATGTAAAAGTTTGGAATATAACTGTGAAAGCTTACCCAACTTTTGGTGTTCATGTTAAAAGAAAGTGTCCAAGATTTATTACAGAAATAATTTGTATCAGACAGACTCACTACATCTTTAAATGTAACACCATTTACAACTCTTTCTACATAAAAATCTTTTGTTGCTTCGTCATATTTAATATTTGAACTTTGAGGAATATAATCAAATTTTGATATAATCACTCTATCAAACTTACTATCATACACTCCATGTAACCCAATTCCATTAAAGTGATTGTCTGTGTCTACTGTTGGATAGTATCTGAGTATTTCAAAAGCTAAATGATCCGTAAAAAACTTATTCATTCCAAGCCCAAAAGCAGAAAGATCTGATGCCTGGTTACCAGTAATTAAAAATATTTGTCCTCTTTTAGCATCAACAGTAATTTGTCCTTGAGGAATTTTTAATAAAAATTTATTTTGACTTCCTACATATCCAAGATCTGTTTCAGCAAAATCAATTGGAGGAGCTGATTTAAATAATGTATCATTACCTAAATAAGCTGCTTGTGGATTGCTTGTTTGTACAGTAAGCATTGTATTGTAAAGCAAAGACTTGTTTTCAAATCTTGCTAATACAGCTTTATTTTGAATACCATCTAATGATGTTAGTTTACCAAAATTTTGTGGAAAATCAAAATAAGAAGTTGCACTATAGTTCAACCAGTTATTCACTCCTGAGTTTGTAAAACTCTCCTGTTGATCAGAATATATTGCCCTGAAAGGAAAAGTTGTAAAACACACTTTAGGTTCCCAGTTATTAGGAAGATGCGAAAAAAGATTTTCCTTGTTTTGTTTTGAATATGTTACGTTGTAATAATATGTATTATCTTGAGCAATAGGTACAACTGACTCTTGTAGCCAGTTATCAGGAATACCTGTACTTACATGTGGATAAAAATCTCCTTCTTGGTTGTTAAATGCTTGTCTAAGGTCTACGTTAATAGAAGATTCCACATAAAAGTATGGAATACCATAAGCATATAAATACATTTTTCCATCATAATAAGTTCTATTAGGATTTACAACAACAGGAGGCCCAGGTGTTGGTGCAGGAAGTTGACTATTAGGGCAATCAAAATTGTGAGCTTTAATAGATATAATATTCTTCATTACAGTGCCTCCTGTTGGAGTGTAGTCACTAAGAATAGATCTAGAAGAAAACCAATATTTAGGGTAGGCTATATTTCCCACCTCATCATAAAATATATCTGAATCATCTGGAGCATTCACTCTATCATCTATAAATAAAGGAAGTTTAGTTTTAAAAGCAAACTTTCCTATAAAAGTGTCCCCACCAAAAACTGTATCTATTGAAGGCTGCCCATTAAGAATATTATCTATTTCTATATTTCTTTGGAAACCTGTATCAATTGTGTCATATGAATATATTTGTCCCCATTGGTTAACAAATATATTTTTCATTGATCCGTAATAAGAGATAACATCAATATGCCTTTCCTCGCTAGGAGTGGAACATTTATCATCATCAGAAGCTACAAATCTAGAATTATCTGTAAAAAGACTCACCCCTACAGGAGCAATAGAAGGACTTTTATCTGGAAATGGAAGAGGTGTTACAACATTACCATTTCTAGTTTCTATAGTTTTTAAAAATACAGAAGACTCTCTATTATAATTATTTATATTTATACCATTAGTTTCTCCTATAGCCTGTACTCCCTCAAAAATATACTGAGCAACCGCCAGAGGTCTTTGTTTCACTCCTACATTATTGATTATATCAGCACTATAATCATAGCTAGCAATAGAGTTAAAAGAATATGCGTAATTTCTTCTTGTAATACCGTTAATATAAATTTGTAGATAAGCCTGATAAGCAGTGAATAAAACTAAAGGATCTAATGTTCCTGTTATAGAAGCTATTTCTGTACTAGAGTTTAATGCATCCTTTTGAGCCTCTTTTGTTAATAATTTATATAAAGCATGTTCTCTAACTTGTACAAAATGAGCCTTTCCGCCACCAAGAATAATATTTTCTAATTTAAGGACATTCCCTAAATAAGGTTGTCCAAATAAAGTTTCTGGAGAATTAAACACATGTCTGTATTTAGAATCATCAGAAGAAAATCCCTCTAATTCAGGTGTAATGTAATAATCTGATAATGGTATAGTGGTAGACTCTGTAAATGTTACAGTGCCTGTTAAAGCTATTGGGGTGGATAGAGATGTAATTGTAATAAGAGTACCAGCAGTCATGTTAGCTGTAATAGGTGTATTTGTGTAACAATCTGTATATTGATATGTACCACTTACACTAGGTGTGCCTGTATACACCTTACACTCATCTTTGTAGGCATTACTTTTTGAAAGTATAAAAGGATCTTTTCTAAGATCGTTATATGGGTAGTTTGGATAATAATAGTCTGTCCCCTCTCTATTGTATTTCCCTACATTCCTTAATATCCCTTTAGATATAATGGATTTGTTTGTACTTCTATCTCCTCTAACAATTTTAAAAGCAACAATACTTTCTTTTTGTTCTTTTGTTAAATTAGATGTATATATTAATTGAGAAACTTGTTGAATATCTATCCTCACTCCTATTGGGAATATAGCATCATTTTGCATCACTGGTGAAAAACCTGGTCCTAATGAATAAACAGGACTTTCAAATATAGGACTAACTAATACATCAGGAAACTTATGGTGCCTAATTGGTTGATCTGCTAATTCACCCCATACATCTATATTACAAGGATATTTTTCTGTAGATTCCCAATAAGCAAACTCTCCATATTGATATGGACCTTTATATGTAATTTTATTTAAAGCTGCTAAGTATTCAGGATTAAAACCTGTAACAGATGCTGTATTATAAATTTTCCAATAAGCACTATATCCTACACCACCAGATTCAAATTCAGGGTCTCCAACAAAATCAGGGTTTGTTGTAGGCACTAATGGTTCAGAAGTTTCATTAAATGTAATAGCTCTTCCAGGAATATGAAACCCATCTGTTTGTTTTCCATTTTTTAATAAAAAAACAATTTCAAATGCATACACTTCATCCCTTAAATATCCTCTATAATTAGTGGCATTTAACTCATCAGCGTATGTTTCAGTGTTAGGAATTCTATAAGATTGCCATTTAAGATCTATTTGATTAGCAATTTGTTGATAGTTAATTCTATCAATAGATGTAAGACCGTCCCACACTAGTACATCCTGCACTGTTGTAAGATCTTCTGCTATTTCATAATAAGGAAATTTTTCAAAAATGTCATTAATTGTAAGTCTAATTTGTGTTACATTTTGACCAGTGTAGGTAATCTCTCTACTAACATTATTTATAAAATATGTTCCAACTAATTCTACGGAAGAAATAGCATTAACGGTTTTTATCACTGCTAAATTAAAATATTTAAACAGTCCTGATATATCTAAATTAGAGACATTAATTACAATAGATCTTCCCACCGTATAGTTAAAATTTAATGTAGTTTTAGCTGCATCAAAAATAGGTGTTGGATTAGTAACAGAATAATATGATGTATATGAATTCCCATTAGCATCACAATATTGTATTGCAAATTGATATGTTCCAGCTTGCAACTCTCCACCTGTATTAATATCCACCACTTCTAGTTGTGGAATTTCAAAGTTGGGTTGAACATTTAATTTATTACAATCTAGTTCTTTTGTTTCTGTTATTCCACATAAATTAATATTTCCACCTAAAGCTATTGGGTAGGATAAAATATATGGTATGTTTTCAATATCTAAATATCTTCTTGGATTTAAACCATCCGTCCAATAAATTTCAGTGGTACAATTAGTTATTTTATGTACCACTTTATGAATAGGGTTGTCTATATTAAAATTTAGACAAGTGGCAGATACTAATGTATGGTAGGTACAATCATTATTATTCATATACCCAATCTCAGAAGCTCCTGAAGATGGATTTGTAAGAAAGAATATATGTTTATTTTTTTCTGGAATAAAATGTGTCCCAATAAGATGATAGTCTTGGGGAAAGTTTAAGCATAGTTCATTTCCTGGTTCATTTTGATAGTTAACACTGTCACTATCAAAATTCTCTATAGTAGCATTAAGAGCATAAGAAAGCTTACCCTTTGCTATTTGATTAGCAGAGCTATCCATATCAAGACCAATTCTTGCTAAGTTATACTCTTCTCTTATATTACCAGCGGATTGATTATTTTCAGCCATTTATTAAACTTTTCTGTTTAGATTTTTACCCATTTCTTCTCCAACCATATCTAGTCACCCTATTAGGTAACTCATACATATTGAATCTATTTAAATCTTGTTTTATTCTTCTCTGTTTAGCATAAACATCTTGCTTTTTTATTTCAATATCTGCCATTATAAATGCTTCATCAGACAGTTGTTTGTAATAAACAAGTTTAGATTGAATCTGTTGGAATGTTTCATCGGTTAACTGATTAGATAACATTTCAAACACTTTGTATTTAATAAAAGCCTCAACGTATTCTAATATACGATAGTTATCTGGAATCATTTGATTTCCATTATTATCATATTCTGTTGCATAAAACAATAAATAAACTACACCATTTCTAAAATTGGTAACAAATTTGTTATCCCTAATATCAAACGAATCTGCAGAAGAAGCCCCAATATTTCTACAATCCAGAGAACAATGTTCTTTAACAGAGATATTTCCTGGTTTTAATAAATATTGTTTGTGGTAGGAAACAGCCACCTGATTATTTGTTTTGTATACAGCTTGAATTAATTCAGGCATGCACTCTCCTGTACAATCTTGATTATTACAATCAACATTTGTACAACCAGCTCCTCCGTGTGTAACAGGACTCACTTGAATAGTGGTTTGAGAAGCAGCTTGAGAATAGAATGAATTAGCTGATTGATAAGGGTAGCCAGGAATTTCTGTACATAACCAAGCTTCTCTAACAGCATAAAAATTATCAGGTAGTCTTGTCTCAAAATCATGTATATGTAATAGTTGAGGAGTTATTACATAAGTTGTTCTTCCTAATTTTCTTAGACATTTATCTAAATATGTAGGAAATAAAAGATCATCTACAGCCCCAGTATCAAAATAACTTTTTAATTCCTCTTTTACAGTGGAATAAACAGATTCTGGAGATATAAAATTATATTTATAATAATAAGACATTTATTTTAAATTTTCCATGATTTGTAAATATGTTGATATTTTTCGTCAGTTTTTAAGTAATGAGACAACAATCTTGAGGTGACTCTTGTGGGTTTGAAATACCAGAGATATGAATGTTTTAGTCTTGTCGATTCTTTAAACCACACCCATCCAAAAAAATAACCTTCTGTGTGATAATTAAAATTATAAATTTTCTTCCCTTTTTCTTTTGTCTTTTGCCAATCAATAGGAAGATTTATATATTCTTTACCATTATAAATACTAACCTTTTTTCTTTTCTTTTTGTTAATTGAGAATTCACCAAATCCTGAAGGAAGTCTCCCTTTATCCCCTGTTTCTAAAATATATATTTTAAAAGACTCGTTAAAAGAATAAATAATATTCCTCCATTTATCAAAAGATATTTTTATGTCAGAGTTTTTTTTACAAAAATCAACATAATTTTCTTTACTAGCACTTCTCCATTCTACTTTTACTCTTGGCATTATTTTCCATTTGGTGCATTAACTGCTTGGCCATCTACATTATCATCTGTAAGATCTGTTTTAATTCTAAAGTATGTACCTAATAATTTTTGAGACGTAAGTTCTAGTACTTGTTTTTCCAAATAACCAGGACAACCATATTCTTTATCTAATGGATTTTTACAGAAATCTTCTGTGTTAATGTTATTTCTACAAGCACATTCGGAAAACATTATTTCATTTGGAACATCTTCTTCAAAAAAAGCAGCAATTCTTATAGCCTCTAAAAGAGGATTGTTTATATATAAATAACCGTTAGCTATCCAATAATATTGTTCATTTTTAACAATACGTAGTTTTAATAGATTTAAATATCTATTTATAGTTATCTCTTTAAATCTTTTTCCTTTTCCTCCCAAAGCATTTATAGACCAAACTCCTTGAATTAAATATTGATAATTTCCTTCAGAAATACGAGGAAGTTTAAATTTTGTTCTAGCTACGGTGCAAGGATCTTGGAAATCACAACATTCAGAAATGGGCACCTCCACTAACTCTAAACAAGGAATAGTGGTGAATAGTGTATCTGTAGCCCAAAGTTTTCTAAGATTAGTCTCTCTTTTAACAAGAAGAATAGTGTTGTTTTTTATCTCAGAAGCAATAGCACGATCTGTTATCAAACTATCCGTTGATAACAATCTGTGCATACTTCTTACGTCAGAAACTAATTTTCTTAATGTAGCCATTTTTATATTCTTTCTTCAAATTCACCTATTCTACCTGTTTCAGTGTCATACATGGTAGCAATAGCAGATCTGATATTGTTTACATAATTATTGTCAGCATGCCATCTATCTGCTCCAGATAAAGAAGGCATTTGTTGTATTCTCACTCCTTTAATTTCTTTAGCCATATAGAAGTGTTTATCTCCTGTATGAACCTCTCTATATTTAGCATTTCCAAAACTGTAAGCATCTTTTCCTGTAGCAAATAACAAAGGAAGATCATCTATCTTACAATTTCCATGATGGTATCCTATAAATGTGTTTCCTAAAACAATACTTTTTGTTGTTGAGTGGTTTCTTTGAAAATGTATATTAGAGTCTTTTTTAAAAAATACTTCTAGTGCGTGGGCAAGATAAAAATCTTTAGTTCTATCATGGTTCCCTTGAACAAGAACAACATGCACTTCCTTCGCATTTTCATTTAAAAAAGATATTGCTTCTACAAGAACATCAAATCCAGCCTCATATTCACTAGCATAATCTGCTATCACATCTTGGGGAGTACCGTTTGTAGTTTGGTTTTGATAATTATCTGTGTGGAAAAAATCATTACCAATAGGAAGTACTATTCTATCTATAGTTGAAACTGCTCTCACTTTCCCTATCAAATTCTTTACCATTCTTAAAAAAAGATTTTTTCTCTCTTTTAAACAATTTGGACCATCTATCACTTGTTTGGCCAAATGAAAATCTGCAATAGAAATTTCTACATCAATATCAAAAAGATGTACATGATTAGATTTATCTAAAGGAACGTAAGATGGTTTATAATTATTTAAAAACTTTGCAAAATCTTCTGGAGTGTAATCTTTTGGTGCTTTTATTTTGGAAAAAACAGAAGATGTAAATTTTCCATTAGGAAGTCTTTTAGACCAATAGTTGGTTATTACATATTTGTCTAGATTAATTTTATGTAATTTGGCAAGTTCTATATCATTCTTAGGCTCAAAATCTACAACTATTGTACTTTCTGCTGTCCCTTTTTCTATATTAACCTTTCTAAAAGCCTCATATTTTTCATTAGCGTCTGTCAAAACTTGAGGAACAGACTCTTTTTCTTTTAATTCTTTTAACAATTCTGCCACTTCTTCTTCTGTAATTCCTAGTTTATCCGCATAAAAAGCTTTGGATTTTTTCCAACTTAAAAGTTTTTCTAATTGAAATAACAGATTTTGATTTTCTATCATAAGTAATAATTAGTTAAAATTAGTGTAAAGATAGGGATTTATTTTTATATTTACCAAATTAATTTAACTAATCTAGTTATATAGTTTAACTAAAATGGTTATAAAATAAAACCCCCCAAGAAAAATCTTGAGGGGAGTCCCGAAAACCAATAAACGAGACTTTTAACAATTTATAATGGAAGGGTTGTAGATGTGGTAGTTGTAGGTACACAAAATCCTGTTAATGTACAAAAACTCTCTATAAGATCTGTATTTTGAAAAATCATATATAAAGTTTGTCGTGCTATTGTATAAGGATCTAAGGTATTATCTAGTTTTTCCAAAGCTACAACAAGACTATCTCCTGTATCCACCCCTGAATTTGGTAAATTAGGGCCATTATATTTAACATCAGTGGCAGCTATTGGATAGCCTTTAAACCATCCATTATCACATTTTTTTGGATAGAAAGCATTCACTGTATTTTCAAAACAAGGTGTGCCTGGTAAACAAGACATATATTAATAATTTAAAATATTAAGGAATGTACATAATATAATAACAAGCTCTTACAGGCTGAATATTTCTATGCCCATTTCCACTTCCTGTATTTCCTACTGATACAGTTGTTTCAACTTCAATATCTGTATAAGCTTTTTGAGTGGTGGTAGCTGTAGATAAAATAGAACCAGTTCCTTGAACATTTTCTACTCTTGTAATAGGTCTTCCCTCGTTTGTACTATTGTCATCCCATTGTGTGTAATCAGACACACCCACTTTAATATCTGTAAAGTGGCCTGGATCTGTTACCACTGTATTAACAGTAGTAGAATGAGTATGGATAGGAAGCTGTGATGTAGAAAGTGCAATAGTGTTATCACCTGTTGCGTCTCCTAAACCATAATTTGGATTATCTGGATAAGCAGGGCTTACAGCAGGATCTAAAGCACCTCCAGGAACTAAGGCAATTGCTCCAACAGGAACTCTTCCTCTCATATCTGGTGTACCATTTAATCCATTACATAAATACACTTTATCCCACCCTTGTGCTTCAAAACCAGCTCCTGTAGAATCGAAATAGCTTAGTGGCCCAAAATACTGCATCATAGTATAAGGAACCATTTTTACATATTGCTGTGTACTTCCAGTTTGGCTGGCTAGATAAGCAGCTATAAGACTATTAAGATCTGCAAGTTTTACATAATTTGTATCTACGTCAAGAGCTAATGCTTCAAGATCAACACCGAATTCACATAGTTTTGTTATTACAGCTTGTAACACTTGAGCAGTGGTTGAACTAGAAGTCACTCCAGATAAACAATCTACATCATATGTAGGGGGAATAAGTGCTGTATTAATTACATCCACCTGAGATTGTAAGTCACATGCTGCTTTTACTAAAGCTGTAAAAAGATCTACAATAGTAGGAGTACCGCATTCTGGGAAACAAGGGGCTAAATACTTAGTGACTAAGATGCAATAAGCACTTGGATCCACTGTAATATTTATACCTGTTCCATCTAAAAAAGATATTATTTTATCAATTAAAATTTGTTCTACAGAAAGAAGTGTATCTCCTGTTTCTATAGCTAAAATAGGAACATTTTCTCCTGTGTATCTAACACATCTGTCGGAAATTGTTTCTACACAACCGTTATAACAATTTGAGCAACTCATTATTTGATTTATTTATGAATTAATATTTTTATTTTACTAGCTATCATAGCCACTGTATATTTGCTTGCATAATCAGGATTGCAAAACTTATATGTTAAAATTCTTTTATAATTTAAAAGATCCCCTATAGCAACTTCTGGGATACTATTGTTTAAAGAAAAAACAATATTATTATATTGATCTTTTGCTAAATCTGTTAGTTTACAATCAATATCAGTTAAAAGTACTGGTATAGTTGTACAATCAATACAATTGGTTAATCTTGGAGATAACATTTTTTATTCTTTTAGTGACTGTTTTAAGTTTATTGTTACAGGCTGAACACAATCCATTTATTAATTGACAGCCACACCCCACTTTTAATCCACAATTACGACAATTAGCCATTTTAATAAAAATTATTTATGTAATTATTACCAGAACAACCACAATTTGATTTAATAAAATTGTTTAACATTTTGTCAGCCTGACGATATAATTTATTTGCTACATCTACAGCACAATTGTTAGCAGCAGCTATAGCCCCCTGTATAAAATAATATATACTATTTAATTGCACTTTTGATTGTGTTTTAATAGCAAGATCACATTCCATCATATCCAACTTCATAAAAGCACTATCAAATTTCTCCTGTAACTGTTCTACACGAATAATTGTTCTTGTGACATTGTTTTCATACGCAGGAGCCACCGAATATGTTAAAGTGTAAATACCATCAGGAATAGGTAAAAGAGGATCTCCTACAACGCTAAGTCCTAAAGAAGCTGAATTAAATACATTAAAATCATTTACATTAAACGGTAAAGAAACTATACCAAACCCAGGCACTGTTATTTCAATAGTGGGTGCAGTTACATTAGGAGGATCGGTGGGATATGTTGAAGCATCCGCAACACCAAGAGTTAGTGTATTGTATGTTGGAATAACTAATATATCTAATTTTAAATCTGGCATATTCTTAAAATAAATAGTGCCAGAGGATTTGAGATTCATCCTCTCACCCTCTGGCACAGGTTATATGATTCTACTTACTAAGGAGTTAAAGTGGTAGTAGTTGTAGTTGTTGAAGGAGCTACAGTGGTAGTACTTGTAGTTGTGATACAAGTGTTGTTATCTACAACAAGTCCTAAAGCAGCTTCAAGAATTGTTTCGATTCCAGCACTTTCACCAGGACCAGCAGCAATTATTACCATGTTATCTTCATGGATGTAATCACCCCAAGTGTATCCTGATTTATCAAACTCATTAAACTTAATGTAGTAGGTATTATAGTTTGTACCATCTACAACCCAGCTTTCAAAGTTTTCGTTGTAACCAACCATTCTGTATAAATGCTTCAAGTATCCAGCTTGGTAGCTATAGAAATTCTTTTCAAGTTGTTTAATCTCTTCAGAAGTTCCTGTAGCGTAAGAAGCACGTTGAACAACAACAGCATTTGCTACAATGTTACAATTGTCTGCAACAATAAAGTCAGCAGTGGTAGCAGGACCAGAATAAACGAAAGTACGGAAGTACATTCTGTCATATTCAAAAGGAAATGCAGCAACATCACAAGGCTGGCCATACTTAGTAAGAGGCTTAGCAGAGATGCGTAAAACAGTTCCACCTACATTCTCAAATGTGTAGAAAGTGTTGAAGCTAATGTTATCAGGGTTGATACCAGGAGCAGATGCAGTTAATTTCACAATAAACTGATCAATTAAAGCTGATGTATCCACTGTATCACAAGGATCAGCACCACAATCACAACAAGGAGCTTGTACAGTCACTGAACGAGTGAAACCATTGAAATATAATGTATCAATGTAGCTAGAATGTGCACGCAATGTAAGCGTTACAACATCACCACATTTTACATTAAAATCAGTAACATCAGTGATCTGAGTTGCTGGAGTAGGACATCCTGATACTTTGTACCATTCTGTTACATTGGTTCTACAAGAACCTTCTAAGCAACCAGCAATTTTGTCTGAACGTTTACTGCCCTGAAGGTAAGTATTCACTCTACCTTGAGCTAGATAAAAATAAGGTTTATCAGCAATATTTCCAGCATTTGCAACACTGTAATCGCTTCTAAAGATACCAAATTGACCTGCGGTCAAATCTTGTGTGGATGTACCAGGGCTAGGTAGTGTATTTCCTACTGGAACCACAAAGAGCGTAGTTAATGAAAAATCCGCCATTTTATTTTAATTTAAATTGTTGACTATTCGTTTGTTTGTATTCTATATTGAGCACTCTGCATTGCTGCAGCATTTTCTGTGTACATAGCAAGATTTTGTACTGTAAGATCTAGAAGTTCATCCTCCAGATAAGTCTCAAGTTCGCAATCTTGATTTATTGATTCTTGGCCATCAAATTTTATATATCCTTCTTTATCAATATACACTGGGTATCTCATATAAGAAATGTATATATCCTTTGGTGTAAATGTTCCGTCTGTGAATATAGAAATCTCATCAGAGGATAAAAAATTAAAAGTTTCCTGATATTCAAAAGATGGTTTATAGTGATCATTGTTTAAAATTAAAGAAAGGTCTCCGTGTTTAGCAAGATCTCTATTAATCCATATTTTTCTATCTTTACATATTCCCTTGTCAGCTATGACATAACTATCAACATAGAACATGTATTTTGGATCTAATTTATGAATATCAGCTGACCATTGATTTAGTTCAATATTTTTGATTTTTACATCAAGTTTGCCCTTGTTATAAGGTACTATAAGACTCTGTAAATCTTCATATCTCTTTTTAAAAGAATCTAATCCAAGTCCAGAAACAGTACTAAATCCATCAACCTTTTGTTTAATCAGCTTTATTTGAGCTTCATTTAAAGCTAATATTTTATCTTCTAAAGGAATCTCCTGATGATCATTTGTTGATAGTTTATTTAGTTTCTGATCAATTTTATATAATAAACTATCTACGGGTATCATACAGAAGCTAATTTTTTAGTTTTTACTTTTTGTTCTAGTGTAATCAATTCATCTTGATTATCGTCATCAGCAAGGAATTTAACTAAATCGTCTTCATCTTTTGCCACCTCAAATTCACCTTCGTAAATTTTTCCATTTGCCTTTGCTCTATAAATCGAATGGGTAAGGGCCTGTTTAACAAGATCTTTAATGTGAAGAAGATTTTCCTTCATATCTGCAAATCTATTAAAAACTTCAACTGGTGTTAATCCTTGGTATTTACCTGTTTTGAACTCTGTTTGTTTTAAAACATTATCTACAAGATTATATACCACTTCTTCTTTGGTATCATCTGTAACTGGAAGTCCTAACAATCTAGCCACCTTTTTCTTTTTATCTGGTGTCATAGAGTCAAACTTAACAATTGCTTTGTTGATAAGTTGTTTCTTTTTGAATATAACAGCATTTTCAATCTCATCATCTGCTACATAAAATTGTGTTTCTGCAGCAAATTCTCCTCTTTCCCATGCTTGATAAGAGGATGCAATTGTAGGATGTACTCTTAACCATGAGAAAGCTAATTCTTGTAAAGGTTGTGCTAAATCAAAATAGTTATCTCCATCTAACAATTTTACAGGTTGAACATGTAAAGTGTCATCTGTAGATGTAGACAATCCATAGTTCCAGAAACTAGATCTAGACCCTAGATTAACATCTCCAAGAGCTGCTTCAAGTTTTGTCTTAAGAGCTGTTACACGTTCAACTTCCATCTCTCTTTCTAAAGGATCAGAAATTCTACGAATATAAGCAGCATTAGGATCAAGCCCTGTTCTATATTGTCCATCAAGTTCCTTATAAGGATACTTAAATACACCTGTACCAGGAATCCTTGTCATACCTTTTTGAGAAAGCCCTCCCTGCATTGTTTGCAATTGAGAGTTGTTGTAGTCTTTCTTAATAGTTGAAATTTTGCCTATCTTACCCATATGTAGTTTTTATTTGGTTTTTTAGCAGATGGTTCTCATCGAAGAGTATGCTGCTGGGAGACACCCCAACACATCCATCTGTATTTTAAGAAGAGCTCCCCCACCCTGAAGTGGGGGGCATTCTCTTCTTGAATTTATGA